ACTATGGGTGTCGACGTTGGCAAGTGGTTGCACTATGAGATCGTGAAGTGGACATTACCTAATAATGGTATTGTCCCTATTGACATTAATGTGGCTGCAAAAGCTCAAGTTATACATTTTGGGAAATGCAAAGACTTTGATGAACTTGATAAGTTGATGTCAAAATATCGAGTTATTCATTGCGTTATAGATGCAAATCCTGAAAAACGTATGGCTCTTAGCTTTGCGAGACGTTTCATGGGCCGTGTTCATCTTTGTTACTTTGGTAGGGGTATCAATGGTAAGTCTTTGCATGCTCCCAAAGATGCGACTAACAACGAGCCTATTGTCGTCGTGGATAGGTCTTCTTGGTTAGACATGGCTTTAGGCAGGTTTCATAATAAAACTATCAGTCTCCCTATTGATATAAATTTTGAATATAGAGAGCACATGAAAGCTCCAGCTAAACATTATAAAAAAGATGATGACGGGAATGCCACAGCGAAATATCTTACTGAACAAAATGCTCAGGACCATTATGCCTTTGCGAGATGTTACTGTGAGATAGCTTTAGCATTCTCTTCTCAGAATTTTTCGACTCAGAATATAGAAGATTACTAGGAGAAATTAAGGTGGAGATATTCGATAGACTAAGTTATCCTGATGTGATTTGGCATCCAGAATACAATACATTTTTTACTGATTGGAAGAAATGGCGATTAGCCTACTACGGTGGTCGACCATTTATTGAAGAATACTTGAGAATGTTGAGTTCAAGGGAAACTCCTGCTGATTTCGCTGAACGTAAAGCTAATACTTATGTTCCAGCATTTGCTAAAAGAGCTATCAACAGAGTTGTGAATAAGATTTCTAGCCAACTAGGTTTAGTGGCTAGATACTCTACCTCTAAGTCTTATATGGACGCTTGTGATGGGTTAAGAGGCGGTGTTGATCATTCAGGTGCTACTATGAATTATTTCATTAGCACTGAAGTTCTGCCAGAGCTTCTTATAATGGGTAAGGTTGCTGTATATATTGACATGCCTAAGCTAGAAGGTAATGATCTATACTCACAACAAGGTGCTCGTCCTTACCTGTACACTTACACTAGAGAACAACTAGTCAACTGGACTAAAGATTGCCATGGTAGTCTGAATAGTATCATTCTTAGAGAGACTACTTTTGATTATGACGAGAGTCTTTTAGTCCCAAAAGGTTACGTTTCTCAGTATAGACATTACCGAAGATTAAAAGAAAACGGTAAGTATATAGTTTTCTTGTCTATTTTAGATGAATCTTTTAACGAAATTGAAAATATTCGTTTGAATCTTGAAGAAATCCCAGTAGCTATTTTTGAACTTAAGAATAGCTTGATGCAAGATATTGCTGATTACCAGATAGCACTACTTAACATGGCTTCATCGGATATCTCTTATGCTATTAAAGGTAATGTTGGCTTCTACGTTGAACAGTATGATATGATGGCTGAAGCCACTATAGACAATATTCAACGCGGCTATGAAGATATTGATGAGAATGGGAATTCAATAGCAGCCACTGAAGCTGTGGCTAATAGAGCGGCTAATAAAGAAATTGTAGTTGGTGCTACTAAAGGCCGTCGTATCCCTAAAGGCTTAGAGATGCCACAGTTTATTAATCCTTCACCTGATCCTTTGATAGTTTCTATGAAGAAACAGGAACAGATGAAGAAGGAGATTGATGAACTTCTTGATCAAGCTGTTGAAGACCTTAAGGGTGCTGATAAATACGGAAAGCCTCGTGCTGGATTGCAGACTATAGGTCTTGAATTACAGTCTGGTGAAAATAAGATTATCAGACTATGGCAGAGTTATGAGAATAACAAGAGTCTTTTCCATGTTAACTATCCAGCAGACTTTGATTTTAAACCATACTCCGAGAGAGTAAAAGAATCAACAGACCTAACTGAAGTCATCCCTAAATTGCCTTCAAGTACATTTAGGAGAGAAGTTGCTAAGAAAGCAGCTTTGGCCCTTTTAGGGGGTATAGTTGACATAAGTGTCATAAATACTATCAACGATGAAATAGATGCTGCTCCTGCTGTCATTTCAGATCCAAGAACTATTTCTGCTGATATGGAGAGTGGTGTTTGCAGTGCTGAACTAGGTTGTGAACTTCGTGGGTATCCCAAGGGAACTCACGAAGTTGCTCAGAAAGAACATGCTGATCGCTTGGCTCGTATTGCCTTGACTCAAGGAATGGCTAGTAGTCCAGCTATGGCTGCTCGCGGCGTAAATGATTTATCAGCTAATGCTAAAGAGGGTAAAGAAGAAAAGAAGGTATCACAATCTGGTCTTACTGATGCTTCTGGAACTAAAAAAGTTAGAGGAGAGGGGAAGTAGAAGTGGCTATTTTTAACTATACTGTCCCTCATCAAATAACTTTGAAGCATGTTTTAGACTGTGAGTATGGTGATCCTTATTACGGATCAACAAGAGGCGGTGATGTTTATTTTAGTAGACGTTTAAGGTCAGATGATTGGGAACAATCTTCAGAAGGTGATAAACAAAAATCACTTTTTGAAGCTACTAGCATGGTTGATAGACTTAATTTTAAGGGTGCTAAATCTATTAGTACCCAAAGACTTCAGTTCCCTAGGGATGGTGATACTAGAATCCCTACTGACATTGAATATGCTACTTATGAGATAGCGATTTTACTATTAGGAGGACTAGATCCCGAAGCTGAAACTAGTAACTTGTCATCACAGAAAAATAAATTTGGAAACATTCATATTGAGTACCATGAAAGAAGGAGTCCTTTTCCTTATATGTTAGCAGGAATTTATAGTGCCAAAGCTTGGCGATTCTTGTTCCCGTATATCAGGGATTCCAAAACAGTAGATATTGTTAGAGCGGATTAGACTTTTTAAACAGTATGCCGTGTAATTACGGTAAAAGGAAAGAAAAGACAATGAAGAAATTTAAGTTTAGTTTTGTAGACTATGACTTGTTGACTGTGGTCTATGACAATGAAGGCGACGACAAGGGCAGCGACGACAAGGGCAGCGACGACAAAGGTAACGACGATAAGGGTAGCGACGACAAGAGTGGCGATGACAAAAGTAAGAAGCCTGAACATCGTAGTTACTCGCAAGATGAACTTGAACGTGCTGTCCTAGCTGAACGCAAGAAAGCCCAAGAACAAACTAGAGTCACTATTCAAAGTCTTGAAAAACTTAAAGAATCTCAGTCAATCAGTGAGCAGGAAAAACAAAGACTTGCTCAGCAGATCGACGATCTTAATCGCACACTGCTATCTAAGGAGGAACTTGCTAAGCGTGACAAAGAAAAACTTGTCATCGAGCATAAGAACACTTTAGACAGTGTGACTAGAGAACGAGATACTTGGAAGAATAGGTTCGAAGAGAATCAGATTGTTCGTGCTATCACAGATGCTGCTATTCAAGGTGAAGCATTCAATCCACGTCTTATCGTTCCTTTGTTGAAGCCTAATGCTGCCCTTCTTGAGGGCACTGGGCCAGACGGTAAACCTAATGGTGTTTTCGCTGTAAAGATCAGACTCTCTGAAGTTGATGCCAATGGCGAAGAGAAAGTTCTGTCTTTCAGCCCTGAAGACGCTATTAAGGTAATGAAAGACCGGCCTAATGAATACGGTCAGCTATTTAAAGGTAATACTAACGGCGGTACCGGTGGTGGAGCTTCGACCAACAATATTGGTAAACTTGATCCAAGTAAAATGTCTCATGACGAATTCATGGCCCATCGTGCAACATTGACGGGAAGAAAACCTCCTGTTAAGAAGTAAGGAAAAGATTAATGTTTTGTAATTGCGATCTCAATTTTGTGACTGTTGTTTATGCGAATGATGTTTCGGCTTATATCCCGGAACTGTGGGCCAATGAATCTTTGGCCATCCTGCAAGAAAACTTGGTTGCTGCCAATCTCGTCCACCGAGATTTTAGCGATCAGGTTGCTGCTTTTGGTGAGACGGTGAATACCCGTCGGCCTGCAAAGTTTAATGCTATCCGAAAGGGTGCTAACGATGATGTGACGGATCAGGATGCAACGGCTACTAACGTGGCAGTGGTTCTGAATCAGTTGCCGCACGTTGCTTTCGTGCTGCGTGATGCTGACGTTAGCAAGAGTTTCAAGGATCTGGTTGTCGAGTTCCTTGATCCTGCTGTTAAGGCCATGGCCAAGCAGGTCGACCAGATTGTTCTTGGTCAGGCTCCTCAGTTCTTGGCCAACGCTGTTGGCGGACTGGGAAGCATTAGTTCTAGCAATGTCAAGGATCGTATTCTGGCTGCTCGTAATCGCCAGAACGTGAACCTTGCTCCAGAAGAAGGTCGTAACTTCATCTGGACGCCTAATGCTGAAACTGAAGCCCTGAAGCTTGATCTCTTCATGGCTGCTAATACTGTTGGTGATAACGGTAATGCTTTGGCAAATGCTGCTCTTGGCCGTAAGTATGGCTATGATCACTATATGAGCCAGTTGGCTCCATCTGTGCCTGTCACGGCCTGTGACGTTGTCACTGGTGCTGTTAACAATGCTTCTGGTGAACCTTTTGGCGATACCTCTTTGATTGTTGACGGTTTCAGTGCTGCTATTGCTGCTGGTACTTGGATCACTATTGATGGCCAACCTTACCGAGTCTCGGGAACCACTGGTGGTGCTGCTCCTACGGTTATCACCATTCCTGCTCCTGGTCTTCGGGCGGCTGTGGCCAATGACGCTGTTATTCTGGTCATTGATCCGGGTGCGGTGAACTTTGGTTCTGGTTATGATGCTGGTCACTATAGTTCTATTGCCTTTAACGGTACGACTAACCTGCCAGCAGTGGGCCAAATGGTCTCGTTCGGGACCAGTCCTACTTCGGCTGTTTATACTATTATTGGTGCAACTTCTACGACGATCACCCTTGATCGTCCCCTGGAAGCCGCACTGGCTAACGGTGATGCTGTTAACTTCGGTCCTTATGGCGAGTTCAACTTCGCCTTTAATCGCAATGCTCTGTCGCTGGTGACTCGTCCGTTGGCTCTGCCGATGGGTGGTCTGGTTGCTCAGGGTGCTGTGGTTAGCTATGGTGGTCTGTCGATGCGAGTTACCATCACCTATGATGGTCGTGCTCAGGGTACTCGGGTTACTATTGACATGCTGATGGGTGTTAAGGTTCTCGATGTTGCTCAGGGTTGTGTGATTCTAGGCTAATAAACTAAGTAAGGCTGTCAAAGGAAACTTTGACAGCCTTACTTTTGGGGATTAAACCTAGGAGATATTATGTTCAAAAACGTTATATATGCTTTAGAGCGGAAATTTGGTAAGAAAATAATCATTAAGAAATATCATGGAACAGATATTGATTATTCTGACCCACAGTTTAATACGTCAACAGAATCTTGCCCCATTAAAGCTATCGCTTTACCCGGCTGTACATCTGTTCTTCCGTTTCCCAGAAACCAGCAGGGAGAGTATGAGTCTTATGATAGACTTTTCTTGATGAAAATTAAGTTAATTCCTTTTGACGTGGTTCCACAATATTGTTTCATAATGTTTGAAGGAAAACGTTATGATATAAAGAAACTAGAGACTTTTGAATCTATTTACTATTTGGCTTCGTGCAAAGCTTTAGGAGACGAACCTGATGAGTAGGCCGAATCCGAATTGGAATAGATGGATAATGTCTTCAGTGTATGACCACTTCAAAAAGGGAAGTTCCCCCATAAAAGTTAATTTTGATGGGGAAGACCCTATATCTGCACATCCACCCACTAAGAATCAAAAAGATTCTGTGGAATTTAAGCACTTAGGGCCAGATTTCGATTTTAACACAGAAAATGATTGTTCTGTTTATCTCAAAATAAATTTGATGGTAGTCACTTATATGGATATCAGAATGCCTTATAAGCACCAAGATCAAGTAGGTGCTGCTCAATACTTATTTGATACTTGCATAGGATTGTATAAATATGGCCCTAATGTGGGTATTGATACGAAAGCGAAATTTGGTAGTCTTCAATTAGTAACTGGGATTATGACTACGCCTTTTGGTACTTTAGACCCAGTAACTAGAATTTTGAGAACGACTATCGAAGGTGAGTACACAACAGATTTAGAGGCAGAGGAGAGTGACTGAATGACTACTTTCAATTTGAGAAACACTACTATTAATATCGGCGATAATGCTTTTGCCAATTTTATTGAAGTTAAGATTGGCGATGGTAATTTTACTTATAGTGAAAAAGTAAATAGAGAATACCTTATGGACAGGGGTGTCATGGATGAAGTTATTGACGGTGATGATGTCCCTATGGATGTTTCTTTTGACTTCCGATGGCAATTTATCACTGGCCAAGGAGCAGCGATTACTATTGAAGATGCTCTGAAGAAGTGGGGAAATGCTTCTGGCTGGGTTTCTTCAGGCGCTGTTTGTGAACCTTATTGTGTTGATATTCAAGTGCAACACACTCCCATATGCACGGCTAATCATATTGAGCTTCTTGTTTTCCCTGAATTCCGTTACGAAGAACTCAGCCACGATGCCAAAGGTCGGTCGATAAGCTGCAAGGGACGTTGTAATACTACTAGAGCTACAGCTACTAGAGTTGCACAGTAAAGTTAGTTAGTCAATAAAACTAAAGGATAAAATATGAAGATTAATGGCCGTAAACTTAGTAATAATAATTTGGAGTATGCTGTTATTCCCCGGAATGATGGCAATCAAATTTTTACTTTCAAGCCTATTTTAGACTCTGAAGTATTCAATACTTTATGCCCTATGCCTAAGCCAGGTTTCATTTCGGATGAAAAAGGTCAGAGGGAAAATACTGAAGACCCTGGATATCAGAAAAAGTTTCTGGATTATCTTGAAAAACGTCAACAGTGGATGTTCTTGGAATCTATTTCAGCCACACCAGGTCTGGAATGGGAACAAGTAAAACTCGATGATCCAGAAACTTGGGGCCTTTATAGCAAAGAACTAACAGAATCTGGAATTACAGATCTAGAATTTAGACTCCTTAGGGAAGCATTCGAAAAGGTCAACTGCCTTAATGAGGCCCATCTTGAGGAGGCTAGAGAAAGTTTTTTAGCTACTCTCCGTCAGAAGGAAGTCCCCCAGTAATACCTACTAACAGAAAGACTAAGTTTGTTATATGGCGGTCTTGCGAGCGAGTAGGTGTACGACCTCCACATATTAAAGAAGCCTGGGAAGACAATGATGTAATTTCCCAAGCTGAAATAATTGCATACGGTCAAATACGTGCTCAGGAAGATTTGGAGGTCATGAAAATATGCGCATCTCCGCGACTATAAAAACTTTGGAATTCGATGTTAAAGGTGCTGAGAAAGACTTCCTCGCCGCAGCTTATCATATTATGTTGCGGGCGGCGGACCAATTTTTGCAATCTGCTGCCCCTGCTGTACCTATCCACACAGGTATGGCCAGGGGCAGTTTTCTTAACATGATGCATCTTTTAAGGGCTAATGGGTATGGACATGGGGTATTTATCCCTGAAAGTCCACAAGCTGTTGCTTCTGATGGTCAGCCATTAAGATACTTTCACGTCACTGTTGGAAGAGGATCACCAAGACGAGCAGTAAGATCTAGTTCTTCAATGCCTAAAACTCCAGAGACTGCCAGATCTTTGTCTACTGAGATGGATAAGATCCTGACATTAAAAGGCCAACAATGGCAGTTAGCTTATGAGACCAGAGTAGCACATTTTAATCAGAATGAATACCAACGAAACTGGCGAGCATTCGCAATAGGCAAACAAGCTATGGACGCCTATCTTCTATCTCCAGCTAATATTAAGGGTGCTCTGCCAAATCTCATGTCTTATGTTAAAGTATCTACTCTAAGTTCTGGAAGGAGTAATCCCTATAAGCAATTCCATGTGAGAACACAGAAGAAGGTGAAATAAATGGCTAAAACTATCGCTGATACTCTCAAGCTAGTAGCTACTACTGAGGGTTTTGATGCCGCTGGGTTAACATTAAATCAAGTAAGTGATAAGCTTGTAGAGATTAGTAAAAAGATTGGTGATGTCCAAAAAGTAGATGTTTTCTCACCGTTAGAAGAGTCTGGTAAAAGAGTAATCAACGAACTACAGGGCGTAGTTACTGTAGTTGATGGGCTTGGTAACTCATTTAAACTTGTTACTGAGCAAATAGGGAAAACTAAAGAAAGATATAGATTAGTAGCTGATAGTGTTGTTAATTCAACTGGTGATATGGTTAAAGCTGAAGAAGACAGGAAAAAGAAGTTAGAACAAGCTGCTAAAAAACTAGAAGCTGACGCTAAAAAAGAGGAAAGTCAAAGAAGAGCTAGATACAGAGAAATAAAAAGATATGTAGATCAAGAGCTTAAGGTCGAAAGAGATAGAGTTAAGGCTATAGAAGATGCTTCGAAACGTGCAATTAAGGCAGGCAGGGAAGAATGGCAAGTTCGGAAGTTGCTTGCTCAGCAGTCCAATAGAGAAGCAGCCATACCTATGGTTAGTGGCCTTAACCAAGAACTTGGTGGTTTTAAGTCAAACTTTACTAACTCTGGTATACTGGCTATTGACAGGGCTAACAAGAGTGTTCTGGATATTCTGACTAAAACTGGTATGGGTGAAGCTAGGTTAAGAGAAGTCTTCGTAGCCACTAAAACAAATAACCGGACAATACTTGCCACATTGAGCGAAGATGAACAGAAGTTAAGTATTGGTCTAAGACGAATGGCTGGTGCTTTTGAAACTGCTGCTAATGCAGGTAAGCGCACTCAAAATATTATGATTGGTATGCATGGTATCATAAGACTGCTGCAAGTTCAACAAATGCATGGTGTTATTTCTAGTCTTCAAAACTATTTTCAGCAGGCTGATGAGAAAGCTTTGCAACTTATCGGTAAGATAGCGGAAATCCAGACAATCAGTCAAGATGCCAAGTTAAGTACCGATCAGTGGAAAGACTCTTTAATTCAGCTTTCTAATGCTTATGGCTTAGACGTAATGGACGTAGCTAAAGCAGGCTATGAAGCAGTTTCTAATCAAATTGCTCAGGGTGCTGCTATTACACCATTCTTGGCTCAATCTTTCGAATTCGCTAGGGCTACATCATCAACTGCTGCCCAGTCTGTTGACCTTCTGTCTGCTGCTCTTAATGGTTATGGTCTTGGTCTTGAGTCTGTACAAAAAGTCTCTTCTATACTCTTTAAGACCATTGACGTTGGTCGTGTTACAGCAGCAGAACTCGCTAATACTTTAGGGAATTCTACTCCTATCGCTAATGCTTTAGGGATCAGTCTTGAAGAGCTTGGTGCAGGTATTGCTACTCTGACTATTCAAGGTATTAGACCTCATACCTCTTTGACTCTGATGAACAATATCATGCTTAAGTTGCTTAAACCAACTTCTGACATGAAAGAACTTTTGGATGAGTGGGGTGTAGCTTCTGGTCAGGCTGCTATTGAAGCATTTGGATTTGGTGGTGTTCTTGCCCGCCTGGACAAAGAGTTTCAGTCTGGTGGACTAGGACGTATTGCTGAGCTTGCTGGGGATATGCGAGCTATTCGTGCTGAGGCTGGTTTGCTTGCTGGTGGATCTTTTGATAAGTTTAATGAAAATCTTAACAAGATGATCCATGGCCAGGAGCTTTATAATGAAGCAGTGAAGATTACTGCTGAGTCTATTGCTACTAAGTTGGCTAAAGAACAACAGAAACTTAATAACCTTTTCATCGGTGAAGTTGGTACTAGGAAGAACGAAATCTTCCTTCGTACTGTTGAGCAAATTGGTGGCCTTGACAGAGCCGCTGCTGGACTAGCTACAGGTTTAGTAACTGTTACTGACTTGCTAGGCCAAGCTGCGGTAGCTGCTTATTATCTTACTGTACCTTTCGAATTATTAGGTCTTGGGATGGGTAGGATCTTACCTACTATTCTAAGCTCCGGTATAGCATATTTGACTTTAGCTAGAACTTTTGCTCCTCTGGCTAAAAATTTATTACTGACTAATGTCAGTATGGGTGACTTAATGGCTACTGGTAATTCTAGTCTCCCAGTGCTAGCTAGAATGGCTCAAGGTCTTGGTATAGTAGAACTTAATGCCAGTAGAACTGCTTTGCAGTTTACTAAAATGGCAGCTAATGTTGGCAACTTTGCCATGGTAGGTATACCTTTAGCTATTGCTGCTTATTCTTACTTTACAGCCATGGTTGAAGAAGCAGAACGAAAAAGAGCTAATGCAGCTAGTGACTTCTTGAATCGTCTTAGTGAATCTAGTTTGGAAACTACTAAAAGAATTCAGTTTGCCAATCAAAAAGTTACTGAAGATACTGTCAGTGGTTTTAAGGAAAACTTAAAGAATCTAAATCTTTACTATTCAGTTTTTCAGTCTAGATTAAATGCTTTTTCTAAAGAAGCTTTAGGAGTAACTTCCAAATTTAAGACTGAAGATTTTGAAAATAGCTTAATAGGTAAGACTTCTATTGAACGTCTTGCCTTGTTGGCTCAAAGATTCAAGGAAATTAATACTGCTGTTAAGGATCTTTCAATAAATAATAAATGGGAAGAAGCACAAAAGAGTACAGAAAAACTTCTTGACATTACTAAATCCTATAGGCAAGAACAACAGAAGATTTTAGACATCGTAACTAAAGTTACTGAAAAACTTAAAGAACAGTCTGAAGATAAAGAATTTGAATATTCAATATTCAATAAGTCCCAGCGTAGACAATTTAGAGCAACTGCTGGGCGGGCAGATGAGTTCAAGGATCAAGCTTTAGGGGCTTTAGGTGTAGGTGATCTAGATACTGCTGATAAGCTCATCGAACGTGCAATTAGTATTAGAGAGAAAGCACAATCTATCTCTGAAAGTATTGCGTCATCAAGAGGATTTGGTAGGCCAAAGGGATTAGAAGACTATCAAGAACTTCTTAGAATTCGTGGAGAGATTAATAAACAAATAGGAGATTCTGCTAAGAAGGATAATCTCACTGACATGGAAAGTGTTGCTAGAAGCTGGGACACTAATATAAATAAAATGATAGGAAACCTAGAAGCTGTAAAAACTAAGATGCAGGAACTTAATTCCGAAGCAGAAAAGCTAAAGTCAGCTTTTGAAAAAGCTCAGTCTATACAAGCCGAAAAGCAAACAAATTTTAGAGACTCTGTAAAAGCCTATGCGTCTGAAGCCGCAGACTTTATGGGTAGGGAGAAACAGTATAGTGTACAATTCCATGATGAAGCACCAAAAGAACATATAGCTATATGGCATCTAAGAAGAAAATTAGCTGTGGAACATGAAGCACTTGCAAAAGATTTATTAGAAGGTAAACCAGAAGCTAAATTGAAGGAGCGAGCAGAAGAAGTCAAAAAGGTTATCCAGGATATAGGTAATGCTTACTCTAGTTTAAATGAAAAAACTCTTAAGTACAATGAAATGGCTGTTATTGCTGTTACCCCTCCAATGGAATTTCAAACTGGGAAAGGTGATAGAACTAAAACTTTTGGAACTACTTTTAGAGAAATATTCGAATCAGGAAGAGATATAACTGAAAAAGATAAAGAATATCAGAAACAAATAACATTAACCAATGATCTTAAAGTAGCTGTCGAAACAGTTGGAGTGGAACTTAAAAAATCTGCTGAGACGCTTGGAACTTTACTTAGAGAAAATGTTCCAGAAGCCTTGAAAGCAGTGAATGAAGCTCTGAAAAATTCTAATGATGGAACTAAAGAACTTATAAATTCCACAACTAAGTTAATGAAGGAACTTAAAGAAAGTTCTGGCTCTACTATCCCTTTCCTAAAGGATATAGAACCCAAGGGTGGAACTATTCAGGGCAGAGCTAACGGTGGTCTTTTAAACGCTATTGGTAAGTATGCTAACGGTGGTTATCTCAATGGCCCATTTGGAAGAGATAACATGCTCATTAGGGCACACGGTGGTGAGTTTATGGTTAATGCTGAATCTGCTGCTAATTTTAGACCACAATTAGCAGCCATAAATTCATTCTCTAATCCAACTTCTTACAACACTGGTGGGCCGATTACACAGGTTGGAGATATTCATATCAATGCCAACGTGACTGGTGACTCAACTGCTGATGTCATTGAAATTGGCCATAAGTTAAATCGTGAAATGCTTCGTGGTACAGTTCGTCTTGGCAGACGGTATTCTTAGTCTTGTTAACTAAAAAGTAAACAAAGGAAAACAAATGATCGAACTTCTTGAAAGAAAATTGATTCTCCCGGATAATAAACTTGTGTTTCATAACATGTTCAAGCTTGAACATGCTAGGGATGGCAAGATCATTGATGTCCAAGAGTTTCATAATGACATTGTGACTGAAGGCAAGAACCAACTTCTGGACATTATGTTCCGTGCCCAGACTCAATTGACAGCTTGGTATCTGGGTCTTATTGACAACTCAGGTTTCTCAGCTTTGGCTGCTGCTGACGTTATGAATAGTCATGCAGGGTGGACAGAATTTACTAACTATAGCCAAGCTAATAGGGTTCAATGGAGTCCTATTGCTGCATCAGCAGGATCCATTACTAATACCACAGCAGCTACTTTTGATATCACTGGCTCTGGTACTTTGTATGGCGGTTTCGTTACTTCCAATAATACCAAGGCTGGAACTACTGGAAGATTGTGGGCAACGGCTGCTTTCAATACAACTAAACCAGTTGCCAACGGTGATCAGATCAAGTTGACCTATACTGTTAGTTGCTAAGACTAAATTTAAATTTAAGGGCAGAACAAAGGAGGAGTTTCATGATAGGCTTTCAAGGCGTGGATGAGGCTCCCCTTTGTTCCACCCCGTTTATGTTTTGGGAATACTTGAGTAATACACTAACGGTTGAACAGGCTATTCTTGGTGGTAAAGTTTTTCAAATCAATATGAACCACAACTTAACCTTGAGTCAAGATCAAGAAGGCGCTCAAGGATATTATATTGACAGCACTATCGCCCTTAACCATACTCTTGATGTTAATGGTGTGTATAACATAGGTATCTCAAGTGCTATAGTCTTATCATCTAGCCAGCCTGTCACTCCGGTGTATACAGTTGTTATTGATCACCCTATATTCCTATCAGACTCTATTCAAGCTAACAATGTTTACTCCATAGAGATTTGTGACAATATACCTTTGATACAGAGGCTGGGATGGGTCATAGAGATTGAAATGTCTAATGTTCTTAATATCACTATGGAAGAGTTAGAAGGCCTTTATAGTGATCTTGTTCTTCAACACGACTTATCTACTAATATGGACGATTTAACTTGTATCAATCCTTTTGGCTCTCCTGCCGACAAAGATCTTAGCAACCATATAGTTTTCGCCCAATCTCTCTCAGGGCAGTTTATCTACGCTTGTGAGATGGCCAGTAACATTGAAATTCTAGCAACTGTGGCAAGGAGATAACATGCCTGATGAAATGAATCATTGCACATATTCTCCTCAGATCTCTCCGGGTAACACTCGTGTTATCCCTATGGCCTCTGAACAAATACCTATAGTAGCTAGAAGCTCAATAATACTTCAGTGGCCATATGAAGGTGGTGAAGGGGCTACTATTTTAGAGATAAGAAATCCTAATTACAACAATAAACTTGTACCTAAGATAAGTAGAATACAGCGAGAGTCAAGAGGCGGAGAACTCATAGTCTATAGAGATCCTGCATGGACAAAAGCTTTGGTTTTAAATTGGGCTTTTGATGGCCTTACCTATGCCCAAGCTATTGCTTGTTTAAACTTCTGTACAGTGAGTCTTGGTAAGCCAATTAGACTTTTAGACTACGAATCTAGAGTCATGAAAGGCATTATCACTAATCCTTCTAATCCAGTCTCTCAAGAGAAACCTGATTCTAAGATTAATGGTTGCCAGTCAAGGGGCTTTACGTGGAAATTTGATTTCCAAGGAGTTTATATACTATGAGCGTATATCTTATGGCTCCTTGGGATTTGATACAAGCAACAGTTATGCTCCCTAACCCACAACTTGGAGATTTGAACCAGAAGCAACATCAAGTCAACATAAGAAATTCTATTGACGGAACATTCTATAGCTATGTGAAAAGTAGTAAAGTTTATACTTCTACTGAAGGTGGTTTTGCTGAACTAGATAGACATAAACTTAGCTGGGAATTCAAACTAAGGCGAGGAAAAGCTGATGAACTATTAGCTTTCGTAGAAGCATATTACGGATATAAGTGGAGAGTTATAGACTGGAATGAACGTACATATTGTATGAACATGACTAATGATCCAGTTGAATTTACTTGTATGAATAAAGCAGGTATTTATTCTGTAAGATTAGAGTTGCAAGGTGAGTTGGTTCAGGAGCCATCATGAGAAATTTATCGGCTAATGCTGTTACTGAGATAATGAAGAAAACGGGTACAGAACCCCTTAACATAGTAGAAATTGATTGGCCAGAACGTGATGGTTCTGTGACTACTAGTATCTATGCAGACCGTACCGTTCAAGGTCTTAGCATAGACTCCCTAATATTGAGTATGAGCAATATTGATGAAGTTGTCACTCTGTCAGATGGAGCTACTGTTGCTCAAGTCTCAATGACTTTTGATGACACTGATGGCTCTTTGAAAGATAAGATAGATAACTACGACATTCAAAAGCGACCATTAAGAGTCTATCAATTCTTTAATGGCTTAAATTATCAGGCTGACAAGTTCTTAGTGTTCTCTGGCGAGACTGTTACTCCGATAGTTTGGAATGAAAGAAATAGAGAAGTAAGTCTAGAAGCTATTACACGCACTAGAGACGTTGAAGTTGGATTTGCTCCCGAGCAAGGACAGTTTAGAGACATTAGTGCAGAACATGCTGGTAAGGTCTGGCCACTGTGCTTCGGCTTTCCGATCTATGTACCCGCTACTTTGGCTCACACCAATTTAGTGGGTTCTCTCATGACCAGATTTGCGATCCCTGATCCTACTCTGCCCTATAAGAAAGAACTACTTAGTTATAGAAGGGGTGTTATAAGGTCTGCTATTGGTTATTTTTCTGACATGATTGTTAGAACTAACAGACGAGCTAGACCAGCCGCTAAGATTCAGGAAGAGTATGCTCATCATATTGTGGCTTATGATGGCCTTAAGCAACTCATTGAGGACACTGCTCTTGAACTTCAAGGTCTGAATGTTAAACTTGACGAACAGATTCAAGAGTGGACAGACCCTATGTCCAATAGGACAAGGGCAGAGATTGAAGATGAATTCAAGGCTGTAAGGTCATTGCGTAATAAATATAGAGCTATTGTTAGAAGTCTTTACGCCCAACAAAGGCAGATGGAACAAGCTGAACTTTCTTTCAAACAGGAACTGGAAAACTCAAAGTTTTATGTCACTACCGTTGACAAACTGAATAAAAAGATTTTTAAACTAAAGAAAGATTTAGTAGAGATCAGTAAAGAAATCTCTATCATAGCTCAAGCCATCGACTATCAAGAGGCTTTGAATAATACTTCTGCCAATGTTTGGGACGGAAAAACTTTTCCTCAAAATCAAGATAAGCGGTATGAGATCAATAACGCTATATTTGTTGGTTCAATGAATAGTAGAGTATTCAATATTAAGACCATAACATATAGCTACAGGAACATTCCGCTTGGTGACAGGCGGAATGAAAGTCCAGATTTGTTCTGGCTAAAACCAGATCCTGATGATGGTCTATTTAAATCGGGAGATGGGATTTTAGTTGATCTAACTAACATGTACATTCTTTGTAATGACAACATGATCGTCAGAGTGATTAGCCAGAAGATTGATGGTCAATGTAAAATTGAAATGCCTGGCAAAGTTAGAAGTAAAAAGGCTATCAAGAAAGAAGTTGACTACAGTGGAAATGCCATTGACAAAAATGCCTTTGATACCGGGTTGACACGGTTATTAAGCGGTAATGAGACTGATGAGCAGAAACAACAGATAGCTGATAATATCCCTAAAGATCTTTCTCCAAAGATCTGGGATATTCTTCATGGCAATAAAAGACAGCAGACTATCGAACTAAAAAGTGGTAAAGGTCCTACTGCTTCTGGACCTGTGACTGAATTCACTTTTAGTTATTTCCAACTTATGTATGGGGATGAAGGAGTTACTATCCCTATTTACTTCGATGATAGTGCTTTGACTATCAAAAATAAGATTACTGATTCCATACTTAGTTTGGATGCAGACAGTATAACGGTCACGCGATTGTCAGGGTGGGCTGACCCTAATGCAGTAAATGGGTTTAGAAAAATTCAGATTGATTTCAACAGTGGCTTGATGAAGCCATTTAGACTTTTTGAAAAAGTTCTTTACCAAGATCCTCTTGATGACCGTATTGACAACCTCATAATCACATCTACAGGAACAGGAGAAGGCCCACAAGCTACTCTAGGGGTAGATAGAAGTGTACTAGTTGATCCCGGCATGGAACTATTCATGACTGGTGAGTTATTATTAATTGTCAACGGGAGAAATTTACCTTTCTTATACGAAGATATCGGCGATCTTGATGGAGCAGCTTTGCAAAATATTCTTGAAGCTACTCCTGCAAGACCTTATGTAGACGAAGAGGGTGCCCCAGGCGATATATTACCAATATGCCAAGCTGGAGAAATTACTTGTACTGGTGGTCCGTTAAGAAATAGTAATATTACTATTTCGTATAATGAAGATTTCAAACCTATTCTTTGTGATGCCAGTCGGGTGTCAATAGGGAAGAATGACGGCGATATAAGTTTGCCTATCAAACTCAGTAATCTTCTCTATAACAATGACAATGATCTTTGGTACCAAAAACTATATTTTGATCGGGAACTACTAGCTAATCCTGCACAGCCTTTATCAGTTTCTGGGTCATTCATCTTTAGTCTAGCTGGTGATGACCATACTCAGCGTACTCAGTTTTCTGGTTTCATTAACATGGATGGTGAAACTATAACTAGAATTATGATTGGTGCCAATGAGATCGCTACTACAGCTAACTTTTTGGCAGTGGGTGGTCCTCTTGAAACTGAGGATATTATTATATATCTTAGTCCGTCTTTATTAATGAGTCCATATACTTTAACTCTTATGGAGGGTCTTACTGATCTCAAAGGTACTGGTGTTGGTTTAGATGCTGCTTTAGAACCGAGTGACTTTGTTTCTATCTTTGATCCTGTTTACCCTAAGTTGGCTCTCGGGGTAACTTATACTGGACAAGGAGCATCGGAATATACTGTTAGCCAGCGTGAGAAGAAACTCGTTGAACAAATTGAAAAGAATATTAATAGTGCCGGTATCATGAAGCACAGAAAAGAACTTAAGTATGCTATAGCTGACTATCGCGAAGATCTATTAGCTGGTAAACTATTGGCAGATACTAAGTTTGATCTTACTAAGAAACTCTCTAATTTCGTCAGTGCTATGAGTAAGGTTGATGATTCATCTTTTAATATGGAAGAAGTGTACAAGTTAATCAACAAAGAAGAAAAGACTTTACTCTATGAACTGGAAGTTCTAGCTTATATTGAATGGAAATTAAAGTTAGAAGAAGTAAAGGATACAGAGAATGAAGAAGTTGAGATTTATGAATATACAGCTTTAGATATTACAGAGATCAAGGAAGCTTCTCCTGTAGTTTTGAAATCTTGGTTAGCTTATTTGGATGTTCCACCTGCACCATCGCTTCCAGATCAAGAGTCTCCAGAGACTCATAAATTCTGGAAGATGAAACAAATATCATTGCTACCTAACTTGACGACACCATTCATAGGAGATGTTGGGGATAAAATTACTCTTGAGCAGGACTACCAAGAAAAGTATATCTGTAATACTTTGCCATCTACTATCAAGGGAGTGCATGCCTTTAAGACTGAAGACGGTATTAGACGTTTAGTTCAGCTGTCTAGTCATATGTATATCAAGAATGAGAATGACGAGACATATGGCTCGCAGATGACTGCTACAAGTATTACTATGAAACGGCCTTTGCGGTTCTATGACAAACATTGGGAAGAAGGACTTTATGTCACACTGGAATCTTCAGTGGGACCGAATGTTTGTGATATTTTGAAGTATATCATTGAGAACTATACAACTTGCACTGTTGATGAAGATTCTTTTGATGCTGTTGAAGTGATGCAAGAAAAGTATCCTTGTAACTTTGCACTATTGAATAAGCAAGATGCCTTTAGTCTTATTCAGGATATTGCTTGGCAAGCCCGATGTAAGCTTTGGATAAAAGATCAAGTTGTTTATATCATGTACTTGCCTAAAGAACCTGTTCCAGTAGCCACATTAGATGCTTCTAACATAGAAGAAGGTAGTCTTGAACTTTCATTCACTACTACTGAAGATCTAGTTACTACTCTAAAGGGTACTTGGAAGCCAGATTATGCCAAGGACAAAGATTGGGAGATAACGGTAAGACGAAATGTCAGACGATATGGTGAACAGCGTGAAGATCGTGAGATCTTCATTTACAATTCAGAAGAGTTAGTTTATAAAACTATAACATTCTGGCTAATACGATGGGCTGGAACTTATAAGATGGCTAAGTTAAGAGTATTCCTTGACAACCTTGTCTTGGAGAGTAATGATTACGTTACCTTCAGTGCCCCTAATCCTTTTGCTGACGGGGAGATATCAGGACTTGTTGTTAAAAGCGATTATGATTCTGTCTCTAACGCTATTGATCTTACTGTATGGCTACCAGTCTTGGCAGGCACTATGGTTAAGTATGATTTCGCTATGCCTGCTGATCTTGTCTCCTCACAACGATTCCCAGACGCACCCGATATCGTCGGTGGGGATGCCGGTAATCCTAATGGGATTAATATACCTACTGGTGCTGATTTTGATCCTTTCGATCTTGATAATTTAGATACTCGACCGAGAGACTTTGGTAAGCCTGACATAGGGGATGTTAATGATCTGATGCCAGGCAACCCAGCGTCTGAACTTGATGAGCTTGCTTATGAAGTTACTCCTGATTACAAAAAGATTTCACCAGAAATTCGTTTCCAATATTCGTATACTGACATGAATGTCGATCCGTTTAATCTTGAGCAGGATGCTCTAGAGTTCCAAGCTAGCAGTGGGGAAGTTACCTTAGGTGGTCGAGATAATTCTTTTGTAGCCTATGGTAGACTGTTGAGGCTAGTTGATTCTAGTACTATAGATTTGCCAGAGCTTGAAGATACTTCTGCCATTAAATATTATTGGGTAGAACTTTTAAATGGTAAGACTATTAAGGCAAGACCTTTCCAAAATTCGTTTATTAAAGTACCTTATAATCAAGTGATCTTAGTTGTATTTGATACTTTTAGTAATGACTATGTTTTCCAACCTACTTTAACTACTGGTAAGGATTTCCAAGATGTCAAACAGTGATCATGTTGGTGCTTATGATGCCTTTGGGCAACTTGACTTTGGACCTATACTTTTGGTTAAAGTAGTAGAAGATCATACTGGTTCATTTCCTACTGCTGCGAAATGTGTTTATAAGTGCTTAGTGTGTAGAGCATATCCTTCGTTAGCAGGAAACATCGTACCTGATGCTAGTATAGTTGAGGGTGTAGCAGTATCTATTGAAGATCCTGATAATGATGACAGATTTGTCTATGGTTTAAATTTTAGAAATAATCATATCCCTATTAACACTTACCACCTAGCTTTTAAAGTGGGTGGCTATTATTTACTAGATAATCAGAATATATTTATGGAGGCACTATGACAGAAAAGAATCTTAGGTTAAAGAACCAGTTGATATTAAGTCAAAGATTTAGGTTCGACAAAGAACGTCATCCATCTTCCACACTTAAGCTGGCTCAGGCCATAGATGTTAGCAATGATTATGTTGAAACTTTTCAACCACCAACATTTGGATTAAGACCACCTTTTGGCAAAAATAGGATTCCTTTTACTAATATCTACCCCACTAATGAAACTTATCCTGTTACACAAGTTGCTGTCCCTGCAAAGTTTAAGTTGGGTTTAGATCAGGGTAATTTGGGAGTAGGTGAAACTGCAAAATTTGATAATATTCCTACTTACAATAAATTTGGCACCCCTCTAGAATCTCCTAGAGGGGTGTGGTTGGAGTTGTATATGGATTACCTTGAACGTCTTAATGACTTTCATGGATTTGGATTGCCATCCTTCAAGAGATACAGATACAATGATACAGTAGTAGAAGCAGAGGACCACACTGGGTTAGGAGATATAGCTAACCCAACAATTTTAATAACAGATTTGCCACAATTCAAACTCTATGGATCAAGTTGGCAACCAACTTACATAACTCAGATTCAAGTCTGGCTAGATTTGTTAGCTAGTCTGTTAAACTATAATGGCGGATACCGTCTTATCCCTTGGCAACTATCGTTGTTCAGTGGGGCAATTCCTGGGATGGTCACAAAGATTCTTGATAATAGAAAACAATTGCCGTCTCTCTACTGGAAAGATTCTTATGATTCTGATCTATATGCTAACGCTGGGAAATGGCCAGAAGACTTCGGTTACTATGGTAAGTTCACTAGAAACAAATTCTTTCGGTGCTTTGTTAACACAATGACTGAAGCCAGTTATCCTGTCCCTTATGGCTTAACGGGCGGGATATTAGGACAGCATATTCACCGCCAGCAAGTTAGGTCATTAGGTTCCGTCGGTGGAGCTTATTTAGGCCCAGAATCTGGAAATATAATTGTAATACAAACTGTTGGTATGCGAGGTTGGTGGACATATTCTAGACGAGTAGGCTCGGTATATGAAGTAGCTAAAAGATCTTCTTTCCTAGAGTTAACGGCAACTAATGCAGACCATATAGCAGCTTTAGCAGAGATTGATGTAGTTATAGAAGACTCTTTTGACAGGGTAATTCTCACTCAAGATAATTTTTTAACTGTATACCCAGCTTCTGCTAATTTTGAATTTAATATTAGATTTATACAAACTAATTTTTCTGGAACTCCGGTATTTGAAGATCTAACATTCTACCCATTAAAGGTTATTGATAGAAATTTTGAAATCACAGAAACTATGTCAGCAGTAGAGGTACATAACGAAGGTACTAATACGATCTATCCTTCGGGCACATCGGTACCATCTTTAGATAACGCTTTAATAGGAATGGGAGGTTACTATAATACTAGATCAAGCTTTGGTGGGCCAGCATATGAGGGATTTGCTCATAACATGATTCCGAGAACAAAGAATGCCAGTGTAATTTACACTGGTGGTCTTACTATCCCCCAACGGTATGGGATGTCTTATGCCTCAGGAGTATTTAATTTTGAGTTTAGATATGCTAGCTCTAGATTTACAGTCAATACGGATGAACCTAAGTCTATAGAATTATTTGGTTTCCCTTTTAAAGAAGTCGCTGTATACGTTGGAAGTATGGACGGTTATCTTTATACTACAGACTCTGGCACTACTTACAGTCCAGACGGTTTCCCTACACAATACCGTTTAAACAGAAAAACTTTATTTGAAAGAATGCAAGCCAAGATTGAGGCTAATGAGTGTACAGAGATTCTAAGGATATCCGTACCTGATATTCCTAAGATTCTAGCGACTGATGGTACAGATGAGAATGGTTTTACTAAGGGGTGTATTTCAAAATACTATAGTAATTCTGACATAGATTTTAGCCAATTATTTCTAGAGACTGGCCCTTTAGTCTTTATGTGTGTCTCCTATGAGGGGTGGTTTGAGAACTTCTTAGATGGTATTCCAGATTTATTTACATTTATGAGCCAAGCTAGGCCACGAATAGTCGGGACCTTTATAGAAACAACATTCAGTGAACCTAGTGGGAATAGTCCTATGCCAGTTTGGTCTATAAATAATAATGATCTTCTTAATAACATTGCAAGAACTGTTTTCATTCCACCTGAACCTTTTCCATCACTTGTAGAGTGGACATTACAAAATAGTATTTTAACTATGACAGACAGGGTATACATGTGAGTGAAAAGAAAAAGATACCTCATACTATTTTACATGATGGAACTCTTCTATTTAAGTTTGACGGAAACCCACCAACTAATATACCTGGGTACACAGCTAGGGAAGGAGATCCGTATACTTGGGTGCCTGATTTCGCTGAGGATTGTAAGCACAGATCAGTAGAGAAAATACAAAGACCATGCAAAGAATGGAAATGTGTTTTCATGTGTGCTTTGTTTAAGAAGGCCGTTAATCAAATTTTCTGTAACGACTGTATGGAGGAAAAAGAATGAGTGGAAACATTGTTGAAGACATCACTAAAGGTAAGAACATTTTCACATTGAGAACTGGAGTTTTAGTATCTGCTGTTGGTATGTTTAGTTTGTTTGTCTATAACTACTATATGTCCAGTGGCAAGCAATATATGATGAGCGATGGTAGTGGGGCTTATAACCTCACTCCATGGATCATGGACAATCTTGCCACTTACCTTCCACTGGTAGGTTCTGCTATTCTTGGCATAATTGTCAAGGCACTGGGTGGAAGTCCTGAATTCGTCAAGGCTGCTCAAGATCTTGCCAAGCATCCTAATGTCGTTGAGATTGAAAAACGGTTCATTATGGCAGTCTTAGAAAGAATAACTCCTCTTCTCGGAAAGTATCCTGAAATCTTTATCAACATCCTTAGCTCTATGGCTCCATCTTTTAAGGATGACCCTGAAGTTATTAAGGCTATTAATGTTCTTGGTCAGGCTTTGGTTCGTTATGTTTTCAAGACGGAGAAAGAAGATGCTGCTAAGAAGCTTGTGTAGTTTAGTGTTGGTCATGGTGCTAGGTTGTGTGGTTCCTGATTACAAGCCTAGCCCGACTCCAGTGCCAGAAGTAACTGTATCTAGTGTAAGTAAGGCCATTAAAATCTATGCCAAAGGTGCTTCTCAAGTATTTAGGGATGCAGCAGAAGAAGTTAAAACTACTAAAGACCTAGCAGCCCTACACGGAAGACTTCAGCAAGCTCTGTCTGAAGCTCAAGGGAAAGGATTCGAAGGTGTTGATGAAAGACTGGAACAAGTTCTTGGGACTGAGAATCCTGACCTTGAAGCTGGCTCTAAACTTTTTCTAGAACTCAGTAAAGAGTTTGAGGAGATCTCACGATGACTGTAGGTTACATTGGTGGTTGGCTATCAGATAAGGAAGACAGACTGGCCCTTCAGGCTTCTAGTGTTCCTATGCTAACTTCTGCCGTCCAAGGAGATCTTCCACCAGAAATGGGTGTCAAAGATTGGATGAACATCGAGAATCAAGGTTCTCAAGGTTCATGTGGTGGGTGTGCAAGGACTTATTGTTTAGAGCTTGGCATTAAACATCAAACTGGAGATATAGTCCAGTTGTCTAAACAATTCGCTTATATCACGGCACAAATGGAAGATGGTATTGTTGGTGATATGGGATCAACGATATCTGGAAATGCTCGGGCAGCATTGAAAGGAACGTGCCTAGAGAAGTGGTTCCCGTACACTGGACGATATACTCGTAAGATTCCGCAGGAAGCTTATGACCATGCTAAGGATTATATCCTCAACAGCCACGTAACTTGTAGATCCTATGATGATGTATTTAGATTTTTAGGTCTAGGCTTGGGTGGGGTTCAGATCGGTATTGACTGGACTGTTAATGATTCTGCTGAACCTCTTCAGACCTATAATTCACGAGGAAGCGGTGGTGGACATTCAGTATCATTCTTGGACTGGTCACCAATCACAGATGGTGACGGTCGAAGATTCTTGAGAATGTTCAATTCTTGGGGCAAAGGTTGGGGAGATAATGGAACTAGGCTGATAGCACCTAGAGCCATTGAACAAATGCTCCAGCACAGGAATACGGTGATGATAGGATTTAGTGACCTTAAAGATCTCAAGCCAAGAAGAATTTCTTGGAAGGGGAAAGGAAGTATATTCAATGCTGCTAGAACTAATGTTGCTAATCGCATGTCAGTTTCGGGTCTTTGACAACAAGCCCATTGTTAAGCCAGAACCTAAAGGTAGAGATGTAGAGATAGTCTTTACTACTCAAAACCAGCAGGGTGATGGTAGACAAATTATCACTGCATACTCTGGTAAGAATTGCAAATATTGTAAGCAAGCTTATGACTTAGTGGGTGAGGGTGATGACAGGTTCATCATTGATTGGACTGAAGATGAACTTCCACTGCACATTAAACGTAGACTAGGGCCAGGGTATAATTTCCCAGTGTTTGTAGCAGAGCTTGAAGATGGTTCTGTTATCTGGCCTAAATTCTGGGCTTTATATGACAAGGATACTTTGTATCGTGCCCTTAGTAGACCTACTGCCACTAAGAATGTGACTTATGCAGCATCAGGAGTAGGTGGGGTCATCCACGGTAAGGCTCAGATTCAGAAATCCTTTAAATGGATAGAGAAGAACATCGGTGATGATGTAGTTATTAGCCTTGATCTTAAGAGAACAGGTGCCCAAACTTTCCCCTTTAAACAGGGTACTGATTGGAGTTACAAAGCTTTCCTTGGTGGAATGGGAGAAGCTAACCTTAAGATCAACGGGGCTAAGAACTTGATGTTCTCAGAACTATCGACAAGTTATAAGACTTTTAGTGACAGAGATGATTTAGATTTAAATACTAAAATTGTAATCAAGAATTTTGGAAAGAATCTAACAAGTTCACAAATAGAGAAGTTAGACCCAATAACTATTTCTATAATCTTCCAAACTCTAAACTTCTTATATCAAGTTATTAACCCGAAGATTGATCTTCAGGTGCCTGGGGATCTTAGTGCAGACATTGCTTTTAAGGGTGATAAGGTAGATGTAGAGTTTAAGAAGATGCCTTATATTCATGTCTCTGCGTGGTGGAACTTTAATCTTGGTGTCAAGAATATTTCACTAACAGACTCTGAAGCTGTATTGAATTTCACAGGGTCACGGTGGATTAAAAGTAGGAAACTTACTATTGTAGACTGAAGTTCTGGTAGTTTGAAAATCTATACAAAAAAAAAGCCCGGCAGAACAATTGTTCTGCCGGGCTTTTGTCATTGATTTTCGAGATGACGAAGAACATCATCAGGATTTTCACCGTCATGAAGAATCTTAATTCTTCCTTTTAAGAACATCTTTTCAATAGGGATTTCCATCCTTATACTTCCAACTATTTCACCTATGATATTAATCTCATTTGTCACTATCTCTTTGCCGTCAGCAAAATTAGTAACAATGGCATCGTGAGCACGACGTACCCACCTCCCTATTAAAGGCTTGTCCTCATACAAAAATAGCAGGTTAGCGTTATCGGCATACTTCGTATTATGGCAAACAATAATATAATCTCCTATCTTGTAGTAAGGAAACTTCATATCAGCCATAATTCTGTAAGCAAAGAAGTCAGGAGTATTGATAAGATCAAAGAAATTTACTAAAGATTCCCTGGTCTTACTAATATCAGAAGTTGTTATCTCTCCTTTGAAAGGAACCCTACACATACCTGCGGTGAAGTCTGTTAATGTTGGTTCTTTTTCATTCTCGGGATCAAACTGTAATAATCCAGCCAGCGATAATTGAATATAATGGTACTTTATTTCTCCTGGGCTTTTCCCAAAGAATTTTCCAACTTCAGCTATTTTTGGTGGATAGCCGTTTAAGTACAAGAAATTTCGATAGTAATCAAAAGTATTCTTTTGGGAAATAGTGATATAGTTTTTGTTTCTAAATGCACTTTTATTCGCAGTTGGAACCTCAATTAATTCATTAGCCATTATTGTTTCCTGTTAGTTTCTTAGACTAGATAATAAAAGGTCCAAGACGCTTAAGAACTTCGTGAGTGGTTAAACAGTCATCAAGAGCATTATGTGATCTATCTGGGACAAATCCTAGATCTCTAGCTATATCTTTAAGACGCATAGAGGGGCCAAAGGGTGAATTCTTCCCTCTGGCTACATATGTTGCATCTATGAATTTGCTTATAGGGAATGTATCCATAAAGATATGGGAGAAAGCATAGTCGAAACTCAATTGCCCTAACCAATCAATAATGAATCCTCGATCAAAAACCCAGTTATGGGCTATAGGTAAAAGTCTACCTTTAGGAGGTAAACCTATCCTATCTACCCAATCAATGAATAAATCTGCACATTTATCAGGTTGTAATCCGTGACGCATTACGAGATCAAACTTGGTTCTAGTAAGTTTCTTACCATCATCATTACTTTGTTGCACTTTAAGTGCATTGATGTCAATATTATCGGGTCTTGAGGGTAGCATCATAGTGTGGAAAGGGATGATATTAGGATCTTTGTCCATATGCTCATCGAGCACTATGACAGCTATTTCTATAATATCATTATATCCAGCAACTAGGCCAGTAGTTTCAGTGTCTACAATACAATATCTATCAAGGTATTCTCTAGCCATTTATTTTGATCTTTCTTGGACAAGCATGTCATTGACGCCCAAAACCAATTTACGTCGTGGTTCACCAGATTGTGGTGGACTAAAACTTATATTACCTATACAGAACTGGGCATCTTGTCTACGACCTTTTGGAAACTTGTGTTTATCAAGATTCTTCCCCACTCTGACTTTAGTCCAGTAGCCTAATTCTTCAGGTGGTGCCCATTCCGAAAACTTATCATAAAACTCTGAAACTAGTATCATCTCACCGGGGGCAAAGAAACAATGAGCTTTGATAAACTCTTCAAGAGGAGTCATATTCATAGACTCGGCGTCTATCTTATCGGGGGTAGAGATAATAGGTATATTCAGACGATCATTACACTCAGGTATCTCTAGATTTACTAGAGCAGCAAGAAAATCAGGAGCTTCTTTCTTAAGTTTTTCGATCATCACTCTTTTAGCAACTATTTCCTCTAGTGGTTTGACGTAGAGGAATACGATACGAGTGTCACCGGGGAATACTGGGACGGCACCACGATTATTAGAACATTGAATCCAGTGAGTTACGTTAGTAACTGTCCGTGGTGATTCGTAAAGGTTGCGAATAAGAATCGTACGGGAAGTCACCCAGTCTTTGATACGATTGACAACCTTCTTATTCTTACTACCGCCAAGATCAGTTTCTTCAACAACACATATAACAGCATTTTCAATTTCACCGTTGAATACATCGGCAACAAGTGCTTGATCTGCACGCTCAACACCCCTAGTCACCAATAAACTTAGTGCTTCATGGAAGAGACTTTTCCCACTATTTTGTTCTCCGTAGAAGAACAAGTATGGTAATGGTTCATGCGGTTTTTGAAATACTGAAGCTACCCAACATTTCAAATAGTCAGCACCAGTCGCTATACCATTTTCTACTGCCCATGGTGATTGTGACATATATTCGTCAAGACCAGAACCACAATGGCTAAGCACTGAAGTCCATGTAGGGTAGTGAAGATTGTCAAGATTCTCAGAAGGTGGATAAACAAACTGTGGTGCCTTTTTATTCCAATTCCTTTCTCCAGGGTATTCAGGTTCAAAGGGTCGAGATACGATCTTCCAACATCTAGTTACACATGAGCCTAAGATAGACTTGATCTCTTTAGCATCTAAACCAAGGGCACCTAAGAACAAGTTGACGTGGTTGATAGGCTCTGATCTCCAGATACCTTCCGATTTAATCACCCAACCATTGTCGTTAGATTCGCAGTCTACAATATGACGAATAACATCATCGTAATTACCAATCTCAGCTTCGTCTGTAGGAGCCTTGCTCTTTTGATGGAAAATCTGTTTCCATTTCTTTCCTTCCTTGAGCCACCCTTTCATCTCTTGAGGATTATCTTTATCTCCAAGTTCTAGTTCAACGATAAGCCTGCCATCCTTATGCTCCTTGACGACAGCTTGACGGTTGAAGAGCATAGGATTTAGATTTAAATCTACTCCGAGGTTCTTGACAGCATTTTGTGCCTGCTCCGCACTTTCAAACTGAAATCCTCCTGCTGGACGTTCTACTCCATCGTGGCTCATAGCCACAGTTTTTAGGTCAGGTTCGGCGTTGAAGTAACATCTAGTATATCCATTTTTATCTTGACCCCAAGTAGCAGCCTCTGCGGTTCCTAGAGTATATCGTCTGACTACCCATGCACCTCCGCGTAATGGGTAACAGAAACAATTATGTGTTATATCTGAACCTTCAGAATTTGTTTCGAAAATACCTTTTAAACCAAGTTCAGTATGAGCTTTCTTGAGGCCCAAGGTGTGGGTGACAAGCATAGAGTTATCGCTGTCATACCAAGTGTTATACTGCGTATTTTCTTTCAAGTATTCAAGAAGGTTTTGATGGGAGCTATCAAGAGGGATTTTTGCCCTCTGGTTAGTGAGTTCTTCAAAGAGCTTTTCAAGGTCAGCAGAATCACTTTCAGCTACAAAAGATGGAAGGATCTTTCGACGCTTTTTAGTCACAACGTCTATATGTTCACGCCAGTTCTTAGGGATATCATGGTAAGGAGTACCTTGCTTGATGACCGTAAGACCTTTGGTCGGTTCCATCTTACGATGCCAACACCAAATATTAGCTCCACAAGTATCAACTTGTGATTGAAGATCTTTACCAGTTAAAGTAGCAAGCTGCCCAAGAATAGCTCGTGCAAGTGCTGCGTGTTCATTATGATTAGCTGTTGTTACAGGATTAGCGAGATGAACGTAGAGATGTAAGCCATTGCCGCTAGTGCTATATCGCACAGTGACCCAAGGCACATCTGTAAGGGAGTCTCTGATCTCTTTGAGTTCAAGCTCTGTGAGCTTCCTATCGTGATCCTTACTGTGGCCAGTGATAGCATCGAAGTCATAGGCTACCCATATAGACTTCTTCTGGACGAAATTCCATCCCGTCATTCCTATGCCTTCGACATATTTTTCTAGGTCATAGGTCATAGGAACATCTGTGTACTCAGGCACAGTGTTCGCGTTGTAGGGGATGCGGAAAGGCTTCCATTGAGTTGTGCCATCTGTCCACGCTCGCCACTTCCGCCCCTTAAACTCGCCTTCAATGCGCTCTCCATTCTCTTGAGCAACATTTACTTGGACTTCCATCTCTTTGTTGTAACCCGCTGCCAAGTCCACTCTAGTCTTTGAAACTAAGAACCTCTTAATCGCCTCTGTACGCATCACCGACTCTACCATATCAACTCCTTCATTCTAGTCTAACAGACTAACTTACAACTTCACCCTATCACCATTACATAGCACATGCATGAATGGCTGCCCGTCATACGAAAGATCGTGCGGGTCTAAAGGGTGATACCTATACTCATACCCGCACCCCTCGCAGATACAATCACTTGCGGATCTGTACCACTCTCGTGTAGGTGCAGGTAGCGGATCTAACTTTACCAGAAGATATAGGTATTTGTTTTTGAACATCTCTGCGGCTGTTTCCATACACTCTCTTTCTAGTCTATTAGACTAACTCTGGCCTTCTTAGTTTAGTAAACTACTATGTTCACTTTTAGTTTTCTAAACTAAAAAGCCAAAAAGTTAAACTAAGAAAAACTAAATACTGACTTACAGGTTATACTGTATATAGTACCAATAACGGAGATTACAGCAATGGAATTCGTAAGTCGTTGCGCCAGGCAGACTTACAACTATTACTCCTCTTTATTACTCTTCGCTAGGGAAAAGAGAATAGGGAGGAGGAAAAGAGTATAGAGAGTTTCCGGGTTGCCAGTAATTCCCGAATTCCTGTAATTGGTGACGTAAGTGCGGCTGCCACAAAGACTTAGAAAATTACAGGAGAAAATTAATATTGTTGGGCTTTTTGGTACTATATCCAGTATCGCCCCGTTTGTTGGACGATGACAGCAGGCACCATGGACGATGACAGCAGGCACCATGGACGATGACAGCAGGCACCATGGACGATGACAGCAGGCACCATGGACGATGACAGCGGGTTACACCTTATATACTGCTGACAGCAGGCACTAGATTGATGAACTAGGGGAAAGTTTCAAACTAACATTTCCTCGTTGTATCAATTTTATTCAGGAAAAAGTTTCAGACTAACATTTGCATAATTTGATAGTAATTTTAGTTTGAAAAACTAAAAATGATTTAGACCCAGTATTGGGTAACAATTCCGAATAAGTTTGTTAGACCAACAAGGAGACAATTGCCCGACTACTATTAGTTCTTAAATCTATAATCAATCACATGTGTATATTGAAATGAAGTATTCCAAGTAAAAGAAGAAAGATACGAAATGCCAGTTGAAGTAGTTGCCCAAGTAGAACAGATGGCCCGCCTTAAGATTTCTGATATCAGGACCAATCCTGAAGCTCTGCGGGGAGTTAATAAGACAGAAGNTGATTATCAAGAATTTGCAGCTAACATTGCTGCTCGTGGAGTTATCACTCCTATTCGTGTTCGTCAGTGTGTGGACACAGATACTAACGAAAACTTCTTCCTCCTGATTGATGGATTGCAGCGATATACTGCGGCAATGGATGCTGGCTTTGAAGATATCAAGGCTGTTATCTGCTCGTCCACTGATGATGAAGTTCTCGAAGAACAGATGATTCTAAACCTGTTCCGCATTGAAACGAAGCCAGTTGAGTACACTCAACAGTTGCGACGTATTCTGCGCAATGACCCGTCTATGACCATGGCCAAGTTGGCGGGTAAGCTCAAGAAGTCTGAATCGTGGCTCAAGAACCGTTTGCAACTAACCAAGCTCACGCCTGAAGTTGCTGAACTGGTTGATGGCGGCCAGATCAATCTCAATAATGCTTACGCTCTGTCTGCACTCCCGGCAGAAAATCAGCCTGAGCTTATTGATGCTGCCATGAACAAGACCTACCAAGAATTTGCAGCTATTGCAGATAACCGCCGAAAAGAGCTTAACAAGGCTCGTAAGGCTGGCGAAAGCGATCAGCCTGTAGTTTTCGAGCCTAAACAAAGTCAGCGTAAAGCTGGTGATGTGGCCGAAGAAATCGGATCTGGTAAGGTCGCTTCTATCATTCTTGATGGTGTGACAGACGTCGCTGACGCTTTCCGTCTTGCACTCGAATGGTCGCTCTCTCTCGATAAGTTTAGTGTCGAAGAGCAGGAACGAAAGTTCAATGAAGACCAGGCAGCAAAAGCTGCTAAGCGAGAAGCAGCGAAGAAAGATCGCGAAGCTCGGAATGAAAAGGCTGGAGCAATTAAGGCTGCAAGAATGCAGTTGCAGTTTGAGTTGCAAGATCTTGATATTCCTAATGCCGAGAAGATTTCTCGGTTGGCCCAGTTCGATATTGAGAACAATATCGCACCACCAAAGGTCTCTGTCAAGAAGCCAAAGGCCGAGGGTACCGATGCTCCTGCAACGGATGCACCAGTCGCAGAATAATGCAAGTAGAATATGGCTGCTAACAAACAGTTAGCAGCCATATTCGTTGTTTAGACTTATGAACTAAAGAACTGAAAATAAAAGATTTGAAAGAAATTAAAATGACAGATGAAATGACCGTTAGTACTACTGAAGAACTTCCAACCGCTTTGACTCTTGCTGAACTGACAGGTTCACTGGCAGTAGCTCCTGAGGGCGCTGATGATAACGATTTTAAGGCTCTTGCGAAAACACATTCATTCCTTCCCCGTATTAACCTGCTTCAGCCAACCTCCAAAGAAGCTGGTCGGAATAAGAAGGGAATGCCTGGGGACTGGTTGCTGACTAAGTCTAAGGATGATTCAGACAACATTTCTGAAAAGTTTATGGCAATTCCATTGGCTTTCCGGTTCAAAGCTGTTGATATGCGCAATAAGGAAAAGATCCTTAATTACTACGACCAAAAGTCTCCTGAATTCCTGGCTGTGAAAGAAGTTGCCAAGGGCAAAGGGATGACTGGTTGTATGGCAGGTATTGAGTTCTTGTTCTGGGCACCTGAACAAGAAGCCTTTGCTACATGGTACGCCAGTAGTGTAACAGCACTCGGTGAAGCCCAGTCTATCCGAGTGATGATTGGCAAGCCCGTTTGGATCAAGTCTGTTGAGATTAGTAGCAAGGATTTCACTTGGTTCGGACTGAAGTGTACTCCATGCTCAGAACCCTATAAAGAGCCAGACATTGCAATGGCAGCATCGACAATCAAGACTTTTACTACCCCCAAGAGTTCTGAAGTTGAAGCTGTGACTCCTGAAGAGGCTGCTGAAAGTGAGCGTGCTCGGTGAAAGAATTACTTGAAGTTATTACTAAATACGGATTTGAAGTCAGTATCAAATCTGTTGGTAGCGTAATTAGATTTGATCTGGATAAACCAGCAACTGATAGTATAGCCTATCACATAGGTTTTAATTTTGATCCTGAAAAAGTGAATCCCATGGATCTATATGATTTATATCTTAGGCCAGCCTTAGTAACATTCGAAAGTCATACTAAAGTTGGTTAGTTTTCGAGACTAAAGATTGGCTCAGAACAATGGTCAAAGTTTTCCTTGTTTCTAAAACACAACCTGATCTTCCTACTTTTTTGAGTTTTTGTAGAGAGGCATTGGGTCGTCGTGTTTCGAATTTATCTGATTCGAAACCTAGAACAAATGAGTTACAGCGTTTTGCTCTAATGCTTTCCGAAGCAATTGATGCTAATGTTGATAATTCAATACTGGATAACCTCGGCCCTGTTCTGAGCCTTTTTTCGTTTACATTTGCTACAGTAATCCACGACAATGACTATATTGATGTGGCTACAATATTTAATTGCGAAATCATAAGAGTACCCGCTAAGATTAACGGGTACTCTTGTTTGTTTATCTCTGCCACACTTAGGAAGTGGAGAGAAATCATTATTGATAGCCT